TTTTATTTAGTGAAAGTAAAAGTAGAATTTGAAACCGATAATGGAAAAGTAAAAACAGGTGTAGAATCATATCTTGTTTCTGCTATATCTGTTACCGATGCGGAAGCAAAAACTACAAAGGAATTCGAAACATATCCCCATGAATGGGAAGTAAAATCAGCGGCTTCGACTCGAATTGTCAAGGTTATTGAATGATTATAATATGTCTAAATACTTAGTTAGAACAAGAGACTTTCATATCTTTGAAGTGGACGAAAGTAATAATTGCTATCGTTCCTATCTTATAAGGAATATCGTGGATTCCAACGGCCTTCGGCCGAATGCTAGAAGTCACTTTACATTTGATAATTTGACTACTAACTTTGGCTTTATCGCCATAGAAGTGGATGAACTTAATCTTTATGAACGATTAAATAACCATCAGTCAAGCTTTCAAGATTGGCAAACCCGTTCAGATGGTCATGGTGGTGTAAAGGGCGGAACCTATGAAGAATATTTGACAAGTATAGAAAAGTAATCGCTGCCCCGGTGATGAAACTGGTAGCCATGAGGGACTTAAAATCCCTTGGCCCGTAAGGGCCGTACGGGTTCGAATCCCGTCTGGGGTACATAAATTTAAAGAATGTTAAAGTTACCAAAAAAGAAAAAATTTTGAAATTCGAATTTAGAAAAAAGTTAAGAAATGGAAAGACTTTTAAAAATCCCATCCTTACATTGAAAGCTATTTCATTGGATAGGGCTAAGGCTAAATTTCTGAAAAGTTCTGCGTTATCAAAAGTAAATACGAAACTACACGTATTAGAAATAACAATCAAACCTTAAAATGTTAATAGCATACATCATATTACATATAATCGGAGGATTTATATCCTACGGATTTAATCTAGCACACTTGCAGAATTCAGATATTGGTGGCGCGCATTATTATTATACAAAAGATGTTATAGCTGCTATGGCATATGGCAGTATATTGGGTGTGATTGGATTGTTAATAGCAATATTGATAGGTAATACAAAATCAGGATTTAAACTTTATTAAATGGATATCAATAGAACACCTTATTTAACATACGATGACATTCAACTTGTACCATCGTATTCGGAAATTAATAGTAGGAAAGATGTGGATTTATCTACCAAGTTAAGTCGGAGATATAATTTAGCAATTCCAATTGTAGCGTCACCTATGGATACAGTATGTGATTCAGTTATGGCAATCGAATTATATAAAGTTGGTGGTGTTGGATGTATTCATAGATTTATGTCTATTGAAAAGCAATGTAATGAAGTAATAAAGGTAGTTGATTACATAGTACATAACCCATCTAAAATTTGGAGGTTTCATAGATACACGAATCATTATACTTCAGGTCCATCCAGTGAAATGATTGATATAAAGCCTCCGGTAATGGCAGCTATTGGTATTTCGATTGATGATAAAAAACGAACATCAGATTTAATCGCTGCTGGCGTAAATGTCATTTTAATTGACGTTGCACACGGAGATCATGTAAAGGTACATGCCATGATTAAATGGATTAAAGAAACAGATGAATTTGGGCACGTTGATGTTATAGCTGGTAATGTTGCCACACCACAAGCAGCCGAGCGTCTTATTAAATACGGAGTTGATGGTATTCGAGTTGGTATCGGCGGAGGCTGTTTTACGCCTAATATGAAAGTTAAAACATCTGATGGATTGAAGAAAATTAAAGATGTTGAAATAGGTGATGAAGTATATACTCATACAGGTGAACTGAAACCTGTTATCAATAAATTTGAATATGGTAATTTTGATGAAGTATATGATATAGATGGTATTGAAGCAACTGCTAATCATAAATTCTATGTTGTTCATCAAAGTAAAACTGATTTAGTTACGGATGATAACATTCACGATTATGCCGAATGGGTTAAAGCAGAAGATTTGACGGGTGAATATTTTTTGATAGAATTAGATTAAAATTTATTTATATGATATTTATATATAGGAATCGGTGGTGATTCCCTTTGATAAAATGTATAAATATGATTAATGAAATTTTAGTTAATGATTTAGTAATTACGGATGCCATGCCTAGAAATACACTTAAAGATGGGTACAAAATTAAGTGTATTTCTTGCAATAAATTTATTTCAAGAAAATGGTATGATAAATCGGTTTTTGAAAAAAAGTATGAATGTAAAAATTGTGTAATGAAATATAAAAATCCAATGTATAGTCCAAAAGTTAAAGATAAGCATGATAGTATTGTGAAGTCGGATGAATATCGTAAAAATATGAGTGAATTGGTATCGGGTGAAAATAATGGTTTCTATGGAAAAACTCATACAAAGAAAACAATGATTACTATTAAAGAAAAACTCCGAGTATATTGGGAAACTATGGATGATAATACTCGCGACGATTGGAGTAAAAGAGCATCTATAAGAGAGAAAAACAGAATGAAAAAAGACCCAATTGGGTATCGTAGGGAAAAAGCAAAGGCAGCCAGGGAATCTCATAAGTCACAATTCATGAATTGTAAGATGAATAAGATAGAAACTATTATATATGATTATCTAAAGTCGTTGAATATACATTTTGATTACTCAGCAATATTGGCATCATATCAGTATGATTTTATCATCAGAAAAAAAAGAATATTAATTGAAGTTGATGGTGATTATTGGCACGGGAATCCGAATATGTATAACTTAGATGGTTCGGGTGGAAAGAAAGTTCTCAATGAAATACAGTTATCTAAACAAAAAAGAGATAAAGAAAAAGAAGAATGGGCTATATCTCGTGGGTTTAAGTTAATTAGAATATGGGAAGACGAAATTAATAATGGAAAATTCAAAAACAAATTAAAAACTTTATGAAACTAAAAAGAATAAATAAAATTGAAAAAAAATCATATTCTGGACAAGTTTTTGATTTGGCAGTAGATGATAATTTTACATACAACATAAATGGAACGATTGTCCATAATTCTTTATGTACAACAAGAATCAAAACCGGATTCGGAGTACCCAACGTAACATGTATAGATGAAATATCTACGGTGGCTCCCGGCGTTCCAATTATGGCTGATGGTGGCATTAGGTCAAGTGGTGACATAGCTAAGGCGCTCGCTGTCGGTGCTCAGTGTGTTATGTTAGGTTCTATGTTAGCCGGAACCGAAGAATCACCGGGGACGATTGTACAGACCGACACCGGACTATACAAGCGATATAGGGGTTCGGCTTCCGCTGAAGTTAAAACAGCCACCAGCGGTGTTGTACGTAACGTAGAAGGTGAATCAGCATTAATACCATATAAGGGCGGAGTTAAATACATTATAAGTGATATATTGGATGGATTACGATCTGCACTATCATATTGTGGTGCACCAAATATTGAAGAATTTTATCCCGACTGTGTATATGTAACCAATTCAGGTATCAGAGAAGCTAATGCTCATTTGATAAAATAAAAGATTTGTTAAAGTTACCAAATAATTTGGCTATATCAGGTCAATGACGTATCTTAGTATTGTTGGTGATGATAACACAAATTACATGCTCCTGTATCCCCTCAAGCTTATATCTTGTAGAAAGGGTAGCTGGTCACACGTGGGTTCGAGTCCCACCTGGAGTACAAAATTAATACGTAACTATAATGAAATTCAATAAATACGGAGACACAGGTCAATTCAAAGATGTAGTTCGAACAATTACGTCACGGGCTGACTACAAAGGTAGGGATGCCGATGGCGACCCGATTTACGAGTCATCTACTAAACCTACGTTAACTTTTACTGGTACTGTGAAATTACATGGTACTAATGCTGGTATTCGGTGGTGCCCTCAAATCGGACTTCAAGCACAGTCACGTAGTAATACGTTAAATCCGTCTGAAGGTGGCCATTTTGGATTTAATGAATTTGTAAATTATACGCATAGTGTTTACTTTGAAAATTTAATGTCAACGTATTGGGATACAGTTACAGCATCAAATCCGGCAATCGCTACTACACAATATATTACACTATACGGTGAATGGGCCGGGGAAGGTGTACAAAAAGGCGTAGGTATTTCTCAAGTACCAAAAGCATTTTATATCTTTGGGCTACGTGTGGCTGATACAATGAACGATGAAACTACATGGATAGATATTTCTGATATTTGTTTTCCTCCTAATGATTCTGTTTTCAGTATCTATAGTTTCCCAACATTCAAAATCGAAATTGACTTTAATAAGCCAGGCTTATCACAAAACAAGTTGATTGAATTGACTGAAGCTGTTGAGGCTGAATGTCCTGTAACGTTAGCACATGGAATTGAAAACGGAATTGGTGAAGGTATCGTATGGACAACATTTTGGGAAGGCGAACGATATATTTTCAAAGTAAAAGGTGAAAAGCACAGTACGTCTAAAGTTAAGAAGCTGGCCAGTGCTGACCCAGAAGTATTAAATTCTATTTATGAATTTGTTTCATATGCATGTACGTCCAATCGTGTATTACAGGCTATCCATGAAACGGGTGCAACTGAAAAACGAAATACACCTGATGTACTCCGATGGGTGGCCAACGATATTATTAAAGAAGAAATTGATGTGTTACGGGCCAACGGATTAGAATGGACACAAGTGGCAAAAGAGGTTTCTAACCAAGCCCGTACAATTTTCTTTAAAGAAATGGATAAAGTTGAATCATAAAATCCTTCCTTGGATTCCATACGTAGGTCTACTTATCATTTACTATAATAGGTCTAAAAGATTTTGGCTACTCCATATGGATATGCCAAAATTTTCAACTAAATTTAATGTGTGTGGGATGTGGCATGCCTTCTGGCTATTCATTCCTATACTTATAATTACAACACTTAAATTAGCATACTATGTTTAAAACAATTACTTTTAAAAGTATCGACGATATGAAATCGTATTTTGATACAGATGATGATGATAACAAATCAAACGTATTTGATGAAATTATATCAGCAATCAAAGAAAATATTACGAATGATATCGATGTTATTCATTATGCCATTATTGACAACGGAAGTGAAGATACATATGATGTAAAATTATTTAAAAGCGATTGGGTTGATATGGTAGATAACGCTATCATTCATTTCGAACGAATTGAAGACTACGAAAAATGTATAGAACTTAAAGAATTTCGTAGTGAAGTTTGTTAAGAAAACAACCTACTATACAGGAATCGTATACGAATGGAATTTACCTACTGGGTTTACATGTCCATTTGCCGATGAATGTTTAGTTAAGGTAGATAGAATAACAGGAAAGTTTGAAAACAAAAGTAAAGCTTATCGATGTTACGCAGCAAGTGCAGAACGTTTTCCTGGTGTAAGACAACACAGATGGAATAACTTTGAATTTGCTAAAGACGGTGGTATACCAACTATACCTAACAAAGCAACATCAGTTAGAATACATTCAGCTGGTGACTTTTTTCTCAGGCTTATTTCGATATGTGGTTACAATTATGTAGAGATAATCCAAATGTTGAATTCTGGGCTTATACTAAAAGCTTGAAATATTGGGTTAAGAGAATTAATGACATTCCAGATAATCTGGTATTGACCGCCAGTTATGGTGGGCGAAGTGATGAATTAATTTCCGAATTTAATTTGAAGCATACAATAGTCATCAAAAGTAAAGATGACGCAATTGGTTTACCAATTGATTATAACGACGATGAGGCACGAAAACCAAATGTAAGTTTCTACTTACTTGATAACAACATAAAACAAAAATAATGAAAGATTCAAGCGAAGTTATTAATGTAACTTACGTAGTTAAAAATCATACTCCACCGTTTGGTGCTTTTGGCCATCCAGCAAAAGGCGACACAGTTGTATTGACGTATGACATGCATGATGGAAACGGATTTTTCACCATGCCTGGTATCAGAGGTATGTTTCAAATGTCATTTAAAGACGTTGAATTAGTTACTATGCCCGATGTGGTATAATATCTATAAAAAACACATAAGTATATCAAAACGGGTATACTTATAAGACGCAACCGATGATTAATGTATACGATATGTCTGGACCCCGCTCTCGGATGCGGGCTACTCCACTAGGTAAGTGATAAACGGGGTAGACCGGTATTGACAGCATACAACGGACATTATGAGGTTACACACGCTTAAACAGCGACACTCAGTTTGCAATCGCAGCCTGATCCGAAAGGATTACGTTACGGTTCCCGGTATGACCGCCGGTAAAGGTTATTATGGGGAGGCTTCGGCTTCCCCATTCTTATTTTAGCTAACTAGACCCATTCTAACATGATTAAGTACGTAATACTAATGGTAGTGTGGGCCCTGAGCGGAACGCTACGTATAGAGCCTCTCACAGTACCAATACATCAGATTTCAGTCAGAACTGATACCCAAAATATAAACTGCCGAGCTGATACCCAATTATTATATAATAATAGCGCTGATATTATTGACTCAATACATTATATAATTGAAGCATTAATATGGGTAGAATCAAGTAATAATGATTCTGCTTACTGTAAAAAAGAAAATGCTGTTGGTTGTCTACAAATAAGACCATGTATGGTCAAAGACATTAACCGAATATTGAAAACTATAAACTATAAATTAGAGGATAGGTGGAACCGGACATCCTCAATTGAAATGCTGAAAATTTATATAAATCATTATAACCTTCATAGCTACGAAGATATCGCCCGGTGTTGGAATGGAGGTCCAAAAGGAATGAAAAAAACCGTGACTTTATCATATTGGAACCGTGTTGAACTATCGTTAAACCGAGTTAAAGATCTATAGATCTATTGATCTATTAATCTAATTAACTTAATTAATAATGATCAAATTTGATCATGATCAATATTGATCAATTAATCACATGATCAGTGTATTAATACATATCGTCCAGTAATTTAAAACCAGGTACGTTTTCAATATTTATTTTTGATTTTGAATAATAAACATGGTGATTTACTTGTTTATCCAAAGAATAATACTTATATTATATAACACTTAAAATAAACGTTATTATGAATAGAAGTAGTGAAAGTTTCAACGGAGCCAAATATGGCAAATTTTGGAATTCAATTGATTTCGAATTACCGCAAACAGGCGACCCGGATTCAAGACCAAATCAAGATGTTAAGCCTACGATTGGTTTCTTGATTATAGGTAACAGACGATTCGAAATTACAGAATCAGAAGCTAATAGAATATGTGAAACATTGGAAGATGGAAAGCATAAATATAAAGTGGCACGTTCACTTGGCCAATTAGAATCCAATAACGGTACATACAGAGAATATTGAAATGAATTATTTAATAATGATATTATTATTGGTAATAATATTAATTTTGTTGCTGGTAATTGCGTTTATTAGTGCCAAACGGGATATACTAAAACGTACCATAACTGACAAGAACATTGTAATTAATTTATTACAGTTTAGATTAATTGAAACCGAACGACTTGATAAATCCAAACCAATTCAGCCGGAGTTGTTATTGGATTAAATTCTGACTTTATATTTATATGTAATGAAATTCTATTTAAACGAAGATGATGATGATTCACTACTTAGCTTAGCAGCTAATGAAACGTTCGATGTATTAACGGGTAAAAAGAATATAATTGAACTGTACAGTCAGAACGATAACTTTTTAGCATTACTATTTGACCCGTTCGATAGTAAATTAGCAGCAGAAGAAATCATGGGTAATTTGATATTGTATTTTGAAGAAATGGAACAATATGAAAAATGTTCTGAATTAGTTAAATTATTAACTCTAGTCAAAGATGACAGTGATTGGCTAGATAAACTTTTATGGAGTGAATAATATGAGTAAGGCCAAAAATAAGATAACTACTAATAAATGGTACAGCCATATGTGGTTAAGCGATTCTCTTTTAGATATGGAAGAACATATCATAGTTGCTCAGATTAACAAGTTGAAGAATTCTAATCAACGACTGACTATGTACAAGTGGTCTTTTCCTGATATTGACGATACATCGATCATACCTAATATCAGTACGGCAGACGTACCAACCGAATCTAAATTAGATTATGAAAATAAATTAATTGTAAAAGAAGTACCGGTTGATACTGATGATTCCGTAAATAAAATTATTACTTTTCTTAAACATCTGTCGAGTGGAAACGGTAATTCAGTATTACCGAACTCCGCGGGCTTAGACACGGCCGCTTTGTGGGATAAATTAAAAGAATCTGATAGACATTATTTGTTCAATAACAAGATACAATCGTTCGTACAGTGGATTGATAAATTAGATGAACATAAGTTAGCGGATGTTATTTTACGAATAGAAAATAATAAACCATTATATCAGTTTAATGCACAGGATTTTATAACAAGTATATTGAATAGTGTTACTAATACTGAATTTATTAACATCACTTCTTTCAATGGAATATTAGCTATCAGTTGTAGTGACATTATTAAATTGAATTACATAAAATCAACAATGATTAATGCCAATATTAAATTACATGATTATAGAAAAAAGGTTAATAACGAAGATATTGTAATTCATACTATTTTATATAAATTATCGGATATCCTATAATCAATTATGTCAAAGCAAATAGTTACGTATAGAGAAGAATTCAGATTAGGTACTAAGTGGAATCAAGATCCAGATAAATCATACCGATATCTTGAATGTAGTGAATGTGGGCAGATGACCACTACCTCGGATTCTGTAGTATCCGTTATTTGTTTTTTATGTATAAATGAAAAATGTAATCCGCCAGTTATTAAACAGAAAGTATCATCCGGCCGCCCTCGGGGTTGGCATTTAATGGAACAATATGTTGATAAGGATGGTAATGTTTTTAATAAGGGTAAGGAGCTTCCTGATTTAAAAGATAAGTTTTCTCCTACTAAAATAAAAGAAAAGGTAAAGCGGTCTAAAGCACAAAAACGGAAAATCATCGATGATGCATCTCAGAAAGCGTACGCTTTAAAAAAGAAACTAAATAAGGCGTCTACTAAAAAAGACAAAGCATTATTTATCAGAGAAATCAAAAAGTACAATAAGATAATATCAGGAAAGATACCTGATAATTATGTATTGTGATATATTTTCACTATATTAGTACTTACTACTATAGTTAATAGTTTTAAACAAAATCAAAAAGATGGACCTTACAGCCAACCAATTAAGTGAAAATTGGATAAAGCTTGGTGATATAATTACTAATGTATTATCTACCCGAAGCGAATCACTAACTAAATTATATTCCGGTTTGGAAGAACGTATAATGTTTGCCCCTGGATCGGCCATCGAACATTATCATAACGCATTTCCTGGAGGGTATGTAGACCATGTTTTACGTGTATACAAATGCGCGATGAAGTTACATACTACATGGGGAGAAATGGGCGCTGACATGGACGGATATACTATTGAAGAACTTGCCTTCGCTGCTATAAATCATGACCTTGGAAAAGTAGGTGATATAGATAATCCATATTATGAGCCAAATACATCGGAATGGCACAGAAAAAATCAAGGCAAAATCTATGATTATAATAGTGATATAGTTACAATGGAAGTACCACACAGAGGGCTGTGGATGTTACAAGAACATGGTGTTAAAGTAACACAAAATGAATACATTGCAATTATGACTCATGACGGAATGTATGTGGAAGGTAATTGGTTCTATTATAAATCCAAAAGTAAAAATGGAGGTTTCAAAAATAACATGCCATTGGTTTTACATCACGCTGATTTAATGGCTAGTAGAATTGAATTTGAACGTTGGAAAAAAGAAGATAGTACCACTGTAAAGGCTCCACCATCGAAGCATGTTAAGAAAGTATTGAGTACATCGGATTCTAAGAACGTAGCTATTTTTAATAATTTATTTAAATAAAATTTTATGTACATTTCATTATACATTCTAATACCCGTGGCCATTATATTAGTTGGTCTGGGATATTCAGTAGTAAATTTATTATTCAAAACGGAATCCATTATGGATCAGGCCGAAGAAGCCAACCGCGAATATTTATTATTTGTGGCTGATGTTATCGAATCGGTGAATTCCACATATAATCAAATGGTTAATGTTGATAAACGTGCAATGTTTCAAAGTGATGATGACGTAGGTGTTATTTTTAATTCATTGAAAGATTTAATAACTCGATTGAATACTAAATTTAATTCAAACAAACCAAATATATGAGTACTGTAGATTTATTTTATATTAACTTACCACAGTATCAACGCGACCTAGAAGAATCGCTTATAGTGGACCCCAATAAAAAGAAGCCAGGCAGACCGAAAAAGAATAAAATGTATTTTACTCCCATTACGGAACACGCCATTGTAGCTTACAACGAAGAAGAATCGGATAGTAAAAAGAATAAAATATTTAATGAATATATATACTATCCTCTTTTTAAGTTGACAGAAAATATAATTAACACGTTTAAGTTTCCATACATGGATGGAACCACGCAGGAAATTCAACACGAAGTTATTTGTTTCATACTACAGAAACTTAATAAATATTCACAAGGAAAGGGTAGAGCATTTTCATATTTCAGTATAATTGCAAAAAATTATCTCATTCAAAATAATACCAAAAAGTATAAAGAGCGTCTTATTAAAACGCACCTAAGTGGTATAGACCCAAATTACATTGATAGTAGATATTCAGATACAATTGAAACTGATTTGGATGAAAGTTTTGAATTACTAAAGGAAGCTTTCGTTGATAAATTCATAGAAGAATATGAATCCCAAGTTGAAAATAAATTTCAAAGTCAACGTGATATTAATATAGCGTATTCCATCCTTGACCTTTTCAAGAGTAGGGTAAATATTCAAAACTATAATAAGAAGGCATTATATATAATGATACGTGAAATGACCGATACCAAAACGGAATACATAACGAACGTGGTTAATGTTATCAAGCGTGATTTCAATGATTATTATGATATATTTTTATCTAATTTGGATGATTGATACTTATATGTATGGATCAAGAAGAAATTTTTAAAGGTAAAACATTCTCAGGTTTAATGAAAGATATATATTCTAATTCTAAGAAAAAAGAATTACAAATATCATCTCTTATACTTGAATTGAAGCCATTGATAAAAACGTTATCAGATGCTACTATAATTGTACCATTGATAAAAGATTATATGGAAGTGGCTGTTAAAAATGATGAACACTTAATAAAAATGGCGGCTATTGTTCAGAGGTCAATGAATGCTGTATCAGGACCAGATGCCGGAACGGGGTTAAGTGATATAGAAAAAAAGCAGATTTTGGATACGGTACATGAAATGGAGGATAATAGTAAGTGATCTTTTGGAATAATAAAAATATAAAGGCGCCCTTATCTAATAATCAAAATCAATCATTACCAGTAATTGATTTAAGTATATCATATGGTATAGTTAATTCAGTTGTCATTAATGAAGATGATGGTAGTGTAGATGAAATCATTGCATATATTCCTGATCGTGCAAGAAACGTTAAAGTATATCCTGCGGCTAAGAATATAACTGTATTACCCCTCGTTAATGAATATATATTATGTGTTCAGAAACGAGAAACAGGATGGGTATACTTAGATGTAATTAGTAATAATACATCTATCATATCCAACAGTAAAGCCGGTGATATCAATATAATTGATGCATCTGGTAATATTACATTTGGAACAAACTATATACCCAATGACTTACCATCGTTAAAGAAATACGAGGGCGATGTATTAATGCAAGGTAGATTTGGTAATTCAATTAGGTTAGGGTCCAAGCATGCTGAAAATAGTAACGAATGGAATTTGGACGGCGCCGATGGAACTCCTATCATATGTGTTAGAAACGGAAAGGGAGACCAAGAAAGTTTATCAAACGATAATTCGTTTTTATATTTAACATCAGACCAATCATTACCGATTGAAAATGAATCATATAGTACATATGAACGACCCGACAGATATGTAGGTTCGCAGGCTGTCATCGGAGCAGACCGAATTGTATTTTATAGTAAAGACGATAATATAATATTGTCTTCAAAGAGAGACGTTGGTATAAAAACTGACAAATGGAATATAGATATAACTACATTATTGGATGTGATATTAGATACGGTTAAAGCATTAGATGCAGTAGCCGGTGAACTATCAAAACAAGCAGAAAATACATCGCTGATAATAGTACCTACACCCAATGGACCCTCCGGCTTACCAACAAACGCCGGATCGTTTAAGGCTATTTCTACACAAACAAATAGAATAAAGTCCAATATTTCATCCCTAAAGACATCATTAGAACGAATGAAAAGTTAATATAATACTATTTATTACAATAAGAACATTACAGATATGAAAATAGACAAATTAGTAAAATTGATTAAGGTTGTAATCAAAAAAGAAATAAAAGCTTCATTACGTGAAGTTATTAATGAGGAAGTTAAGAGGCAGGTAGATTTACAATTGTCTATACTTACTGAAGATTATGATAGTAACCCACTATCAGAATCCACAACCGAAGAATGGCCCACATTAAATAATAAGACGGTAACATCACCCGATGCTGTGGCTGCGCGCTCTGCTTTACATGCAAGTTTCCGAAGTTTAAATGATAATGCCGATATCGATACAGCTACTCCGGTCGCTATGATGCCAATGCAGGATGTAAATGGTCGCCCGGTTGATATAAATACATTACCGGCTACCTTGCAAACCGCGCTTACGAAAGACTACTCATCCATGATAAAGGCTATGGATAAACCTAAATGAGCACAATTAGAAAAATAAATAGACTTGATTTTGAACCCGATGTAGCAATCGGCATTGGTCTGCCGTTCGGCACCAATAATAATTTTAATTTGAACTATGAAACAAAAGAACAAGTAAAAGATAATCTCCGAAATTTACTATTAACTATTAAAGGTGAACGAGTATTTAATCCTAGATTTGGATCTGATTTATATAAAAAGATATTTGAACCAAATACACCAGCGCTTGTAAATTCAATACAAACATCTATAAAAACTAGTATTGCTGAATTTATGTCATATATTACACTTGTAGATGTATCTGTAATTGAAAATGGAAACTCATTGTCTATACATGTTTCATATTCTGTGCCTGATTTTAGGTTCGATGATATATTACTCATAGATGTTAACCGAGGATAATAATGGCTACTACAAAAGAAATAAAGTATTTAAATAAGACTTTTCCTGAATTTAAGAAAAATCTTGTTGATTATGCTAAGAATTATTTTCCCGATACGTATAATGATTTTACCGATGCATCACCGGGTACCATGTTTATCGAAATGGCTGCTTATGTAGGTGACGTACTTTCATTTTACACAGACTATACGTTAAAAGAAAACATGATTCAGCACGCAAGTGAACGTAAAAATTTACTTAATATTGCTCAGTCATTTGGATATAAGCCAAAGCTATCGGTAGCTTCATCCACCGATATAGATGTATACCAATTAGTACCATCAACTGATACTGGTGGTGATGGTTCGAGTTCAAAGCCAGATTATAGATATGCGTTGTTGGTTGAAGGTGGAATGGAAGTACAAACCGAAACAGGAACTATATTTCGTACAAGTAGAGATGTTAATTTCGCAGAATCAAGTTCGTTATCCCCAACCGAAACAACGGTATATCAACTTAATTTAACTACAGGAATTCCCGAATACTATCTACTTAAAAAAACAGTATCGGCAACTTCCGGCGAACTTAAAACATTAAATATAAGTGTAACCGACCCAAAAAAGAATTTAAAAATAAAAATAACCGATGATGATATCATTGGTATTGAAACGGTAACGGATACTGATGAAAATGTCTGGACCGAAGTACCATATTTGGCACAAGATACTATATTTGAAGAAACAGTTAACAACTTTGATTTTGATCCTTTACTTGCACCTGATTCGGTTGCAGTACCATATATACTTTCATTAAGAAAAACCGGCCGCCGATTTATAACACGAATTACGCCGGATAATAATATGGAATTACAATTTGGTTCCGGAATATCAACGAACAGTGATATCAGTATTTTACCTAATCCAGAAAATGTTGGATCAAACTTACCGGCTTCAATCGATGGATTGGATATAGCATTTGACCCATCTAATTTCCTACGTAGTAGAACATATGGTCAGGTACCGTCATCAACAACATTAACAATAAATTATACAATTGGATATGGTATTGATGGTAACGTTCCATCTAATACGATTGTAGTAATTAATAGTAAAACTACACAACAGACAACAGAAGAACTATTAAATTCAACTACATTAGCTACAGTTGTAGCTAGCTTACAAGTAAATAATCCATCGCCGGCAACCGGCGGAAAATCAACCGAAACATTAGAAGAAATTCGTCAAAATGCTTTGGCTTATTTTTCAACACAAAATCGAGCGGTAACCAGAGAAGATTATATTGTACGTACATATTCACTTCCTGCTAGGTATGGGTCAATCGCGAAAGCATATATAACTCAAGACCAACAGGTACTACCGTCCACCGGTTTAAGTGTAGCAAATCCGTTTGCTATGAATTTATATGTAATCGGATATAACCAAAGTAAAAATTTAACCAACGTTTCTCGCGCGTCCAAAGAAAACTTAAGAAACTATCTATCACAGTATAGATTATTAACCGATGCTGTCAATATTAAAAACGGATATATTATTAATATTGGCGTTGACTTTAAGGTTGTAGTTCTTCCTGGACGAAATTCGAGAGAAATCATATTAAGATGTATCGACACATTAAAGGCATTTTTCAATATCGAAAATATGCAGTTCCGTCAACCAATAATTACAAAAGATATTGTGTTGGCATTGGCTAGTACTGATGGTGTACAATCTGTTATAGACGTAACAATACTAAACAAATGGCGAGAAAGTGAAGGCTACTCAGGTAACAAATATAATCTAACAGCTGCAAACAGAAGTGGCATATTATATCCTTCATTGGACCCATCTGTATTTGAAATAAAATACCCAGAACGTGACATTCGAGGTAAAGCAGTAACTTATTAACCTATAAATTAAAAAACCCCAAAATGAAAAATCAAACTAAAACCCCCAAGAAAATAATGTTAAAATCCCTTATATCGGAATTATATTCTGATAAATTTTTAACAGCAATGATACCGTTAAGGCCACCGTCCTTAAAAAAGAAATGAAAAAGGTTGTCGCACAATTAAAGAAAAAAGGAATAGATTTGGAATCCAATTGGGATAACGCCGTTTCCGAATATATTATGGATTTTGATGAAGGTGGTGTTAATTCATACAAAGCCTTGGTAGCCGACTTTTTAGACTACATCAAAGCGGCCGGTTATGCCTAATTAAAAAGTTAAGTATTATGATATATTCAATTTTCCCCACGAAAGATTCTACTTTATTCGAAGTATCGGAAAGTATGAACACAGGTATTGATGAAATTCTATTCATTGAAAAGATAGTATCTTCGTCTTTACAACCGGGTATTAGTAATACCAGAGCTACCATTCAATTTGATTTGGATGGAGTATCACAATCATTAGCAGCAGGAACTATTGATTCAACCAATGGTATTCAATTCTACCTTAATCTATACACAACGGAAGCTACAGCAATACCATTGGAATATGGTGTTATGGCTATACCGTTATCAGAATCATGGGGTATGGGTGTTGGTAGAACTACAAACAATCCAATTACAACTGAGGGTGCAAGTTGGAAATATAGATTCGGTGAAATCGACGCAACGGAATGGTTGTCGCCTGGCGGCACCACAGGGTCAAGTGGTAATGTACATACCCAGTCATTTAATTATAACTTGACTGATATTAGAATGAGCGTATCACAGTCCGTTGCAGATTGGCTTTCAAATACAACTGAAAATAATGGCTTCCTATTATTACGTAGTGGGTCCGAAGAAACTGACGCCAATTTATATGGTTCCCTTAAGTATTTTTCAAGAGACACACATACAATATATGTTCCTAAATTAGAAGTATTATGGGACGATTCCGTATATAATACAGGAAGTCTTGATGAATTAACTGCCAGTAACATCATATTGTATCTAAAGGACAATGCTGGTATTTACAGAGAAAATTCAAGAATTCAAATAGGTGTAGTTGGTAGGGAAACTTATCCAGTAAAAACGTATACCACAAGTTCGGCACAATTGGATATTAAGTACTTACCATCATCATCATACTATTCAGTAAAAGACGCGCTGACCGAAGACGTAGTTATCCCATTTGATGATAATTATACTAAAGTAAGTTGCAATTCCAGCGGAAACTATGTTAATCTATGGTTAGACGGATTACAACCTGAAAGATACTATAGATTAGTATTTAAGATTGAAGATAGAATTTATACTGGTCAAGTTGAATATTTCGACAATGACCACATATTTAAGGTAATCAGATAATTATGGCATTTGTAATATCAAGCATAAGTGATAGAATCGATATTGTATCCCGACGATCTAGTTATGCGTCGGAATCATATTATGATAATATTGATACAGATATATCACAATTATTAACTATACCGGCTCCGTCTGAATTAAGGATTCAGGCAGCTAATTATTATTTATTATATGATACAAGGGGAAATAGTAAATATCCAAATACCATCGATGATCCGTATAGATGGTTAGAAGATCCTTATTTTCCCGATGGTAATCCAACTAATTTCTTTTATGGATTTATGGCTGGTGAACATGCTTTATTTTACGTAAAGACATTAAAGCCCGAGCGCAATCTATTTACGTATAAATGGGAAGTTAATGGTGAGGAAAAGGGTACGGGTCCATCTTTAATGTTGTATAATTTATCTCCTGATGTATATATCGACACGGAATTTAATGATAATGCACCTGATGTATTAGAAGGTGCCTACGAAGGGTTTGGCGACCTCGTAGACGTTAGCTGCATCGCTACTGATGTCCGTGGTCGGGAAACTCGTCAAAGCGCTTATTTCAAGTGTGATGACATTATGGGTATGGGTGATGGTAGATTTACTGCTCGCACTGGCGGCCGTAATACACAGAATGTAGAAGACAATATATATTATTCTAATTTACGACGAACTCTGAGACAGTATACTGATTTCGATGTTAATGTATTTAACGATGAATCGTTATCAGAAGCAGCTAGACAATCGCCATTAACAGATGTAATAATGCCCGATGGACCTATACTTTAATATATGGAAACTGTAGTATATAATATAAAAGATGTTGGATTAGCTAATGTAGATATTGTAAGATCTGGTGCAACAGGATTTGATATCAGTGGAACTAGAAGTAGAATTACTTCCGGCGGAACTCGTGATACGGCATTATCATATCCAATGGTTTCAATTGCAGATACTGATGTATTACGTTTGGAATTTTATTCCGAAGGTACGTTAATTGATACATTTGAAGGTATTGCAAAATCATATTTATCTGATGCAGATGGTTCATTACAGTTAGATATATACGAAATAATAGTTAATGAATTATCATTAACATCAGGTACGTTTGAAGTACAAGGGTTCATTATAGATAAGATATCAGATTTATCCGTGATAGATATATCGCGAAATAAAACTGAAATTAAAATAAATAATTCGTTGGTTGATTTACGTGAATTGGGTACTGATCCAATTCCGTTATATATCTTTCACGTCCCAACACAAAAATCATATCCAATTGTTAATTGGGTTAATGATAAATACACTGAAGAAAAATATCTTATAGTTAAGCATACACCACACGATAATGTATTAACTTTCCCCAGAGATATAAGACCAAAGGATGAAATTGAAATCTGGGACCAAGTTTTAAATCCATTCAATTTTAGTGTAAGAATATCGCTGCCCGTTGTAGAAGTAAGTGAAGATTATAATGCGCTACGCGGGCCGGATTTTTACATAGATTTAAATCGTAGAGTTGGCAAGGCCACCGGGGTATTAACCGAAGAATTAATATTAAATGCTGTTCCTGATGTAAGAAATCGAATAATAAATAAAATGTTTAGTGGTTCCATTGATACAAATGGCGCTGAATTAAACATTGATTACCGTGACTACAGTAACTTCATACATTTTAGTTCCGCCAAACAACGATTGACAAATTTTTATTCTAAAATGAAGTCAATTGAATTGTATACGTCACAATCACAGGCAATTTCAATTGATTTAGTCGGACTATCGGGTGCCGGAGCCACATCATCATACGAATATATTCATAATAAAAGTGTGTTTGATAGAAAGGTAGATGAAGTAATTGGTAACTTCGATAGTTATGAAAATTATCTTTATTATGATTCAGCTTCAATTGAATCGGATACGTATGGCAACTACTCGCAGACTACATGGCCAAAGGAAACTTCTATTAAGCCATATACGAACGCAAGTATATCATCATCGGCCGTCACTAATTGGTATCCAGATGCAATAGAAGTGGCATCTTTATATGATGGCAAAAATCAAAATATACTACGTGATTTATTACCATTTCACGTTAGACTTGATTCACAAAACAATGGATTTATATTGTTTGTGGATATGGTAGCGCAGCACTTTGATGTACTGTATAATTATATTGACCATTTAGGATCAATAAATAAACGAGATGAAAACGTAGATATTGGTATTTCCAAAGATTTACTATACAGTGTACTTAAATCGATGGGATGGGAAGCTGTATCGGGATGGGACAAAGAAGAACTTTGGTCTTACTTTTTAGGGTACAATAGTAGTGGTAGTTATCAATCGACATCATCTATTGAATATCCAACCGGCGCAACCCTAAATTACGCCGCTACGGAATCCCTATCGTACAGAGATTTAGAACTCGAACCATATTCACGACTATTTAACAATCTGCCGTACATCTATAAAACGAAAGGTACGGAACGAAGTATAAAAGCGTTCCTTACATGCTATGGAATACCAACCAGTATTCTTAGAATACAGGAATTTGGGGGCCCTGATCCCATTAATTCAATATCTGGGTCACAACTTAGATATATTGAAATTGCTAATAATGAACTGATCACCAGCGCCAGTTATATAACTGCACCGTGGAATAATATAGAATTTTCCGGCGATGGTAGCTTTTTATTTACAACTAATTTATATTTACCCCGTACCATAGAATTCAGATTTAGAACAAATACCAAATCTACTCAGGGTATTATTGGTAAAGAAGAAGATTGGGGTATATGGATGGAACATTCATCGTCCAATGCTACTTCGAATTACGGTCGCATGCACTTTTCATTAAGTGGTAGTGATGGGTATGTATCAGCGTCAACTACTTATTCTCCTATATATGACAATGATTATTGGAGCGTATTTCTTAGACAAGAAAATAAAATAAAAGTATCAGGTACGGTTATAGATGGTCCAAATGTTGTTTGGAAATTAGATGTAAAGAAGGCCCCGAATCACGCTTCGGGAAGAATCACTCATGCAATCAGCGCATCAATAGAATCGGACGATTTATTGGCATCAGTTAGTCAATCGTATATTGACGCATGGGGTAATGGATCTATAGAAGGTATTCATTTAGGTGAAGTACATTCATCCGGGTCTGTGTTCGCCAACATTACCAATTATACTACATCACTAAATGGCGCCATTCAGGAATTCAAAATATGGAGAACCGAACTTCCTAATCATGTATTGGATGGTCATACACAAGCCCCAACAAGTTACTATGGAGCTACGTACAGCGAATCATATGATAATTTAGTATTCAGAATTCCAATTGGAACGGACAATAATTTAGTTCCTATATCACAAAGCGGTTTGATTTTGACATCTAGCCACCCAAGTCAAATTATGCAATATGCAGGTTCACCTACATATTTATCAAAGGCATATGGGTATACAACTTCAAGTTGGAATACAGTAGATGACACATATTATGTACATGTTCCTAATTCAATTGGGTTAAGACCTCAATCATCTAAGATTAGAATAGAAGATAATAGTAATGACAATGTATTGGATCCATTTAACAGCTATGAAAGTAGCTCGTTTGATAACTATCCATTAGATTCTAATATGATTTCTGTGGCATTTTCGCCACAAGATAATATTGACTTGGATATTGCATATCAATTCGGTGGCATCATATTGGATGATATTGTGGGCGACCCCCGTGATAGATTTGAGTCGGAATATAATTCTCTCAGAATACTCCGTGATACCTATTTCAAAAAATTCAACAAAGAAAACAACGTCTTTGCATTTTTGAGGCTGATAGGTCTTTTCAATTCTGCTATATTCAAGCAAATTGAACAATTGTTGCCAGCTAGAGCCCATAAAATTGTAGGTGTGTTGATAAAACCATCCGTACTCGAACGTCCTAAGATAGTAACAGAAGCATCGTTATCATTAGAAGTGCCAACGTATTCGGCTAGTATCGATTTATATTCCGATTCTACATTCATAACAGCCGACGATTCAGATTCTATGACATACATAGATCGCTTCGGCGGAAGCTCTATATTTTCTACGTTGACAGATACAATTCCAACGTGGGAAATAGGTGATTATGATCGTAGATTTGGGTCAAGATATACGTATGATGAATCAACTGCATTATACGGTACTTCGTCGGTTATATTCGAATTTACTGCTCCATCTGTAGCCCCAATTGGTTCACTGTTTTTTGTTGGTAGTAATGTACAATTTTTGTACACTAGTTCAGCCGACTTCGGTACTGATACATCAAATTTAATTCACGTTGATAATACAACCGGAACCGCCGGTGCAATGGTCAATGCACTCCGCGATGCAATAAATACTAATTCCGAATTAATTGAAATTCCTTTATCTGCTTCGTCACTAGGAGGCGGCAATATTAAAGTTTCATTTACTACATTGAATTCGCCCCGGGCCAATACTATAATAGTACATAGTGGTAGCGCTCCTAACGATGAATTGACTTCATTATCTATCGCCAGCGGGTTCGTCGCAGGTTCTGGTAGTTTCTTTGGTCCGGTTCAATTCAAATTGAATATACGTACAATAGATGGTATACAGCCGTTTATATCTGAATCAATACAATCGGAATTTCTATATAAGAAAAACTACTTCTATAGTAGTTCACACAGTAGGTCAAGAGATGATTCATTTTCAAGTTCATTGGAACTTTCCAGAATTCATCCGTATAATCCAAATTCATTTTACATAGGAAGTAAAGTAACTAGTGCGGACTTCAATATTGATAGCTTTGATACTATAGACGGCGGCCCGGTAGTTGAATGGAATACATTAACATCTGGAAGCGTAGCAATTGGTATTATACCACCACCATCGCCATTATAATAAACCTACAAACAAAAATACTGTATATTTATTAATAACTAAAAGGAAATTTATATGGGATATCTTGATAATACAACACTAACAATCGATGCGATATTGACTAAACGAGGTCGCCAGCTTTTGTCTAGAGGAAATCTGAATATAACTAAGTTTTCTATATCTGATGACGAAGTGGATTATAGATTGTATGATCCGTCACACGGAAACGGTAGTAACTATTATGGTGAAGCCATTGAAAAATTACCAATGTTGGAAGCATTTGCAGATGAAACTCAAATGATGAGACATAAGCTAATTACGCTTCCTCGCGGTACAACACGTCTTCCTGTCATTGGTATTGGTATTTCATCTATCAGTCTAACAACAGGTGAAAGTATTACTATAACACCAAGAGTTACAAATGATACTACAATTAGACAATCATATACCATTACACTTGATAATTCAAAAATAGCTACTATTACCCCATCGGGTGTTACTCTTAGCGACGCTTCCGCTGCTTTCCCCGCAACACGTACTGGCGGCGACGGAACCGGCCGATTCTCTTCGGGTGACCGTGGTTTGTCTGTAATTGAAACCGGCGGGACATCAGGCGACCCAAGTGATGAAAGAATATCGGTTACTAAATTCGGCGCAACATTCACCATAACCGGAAAATCATTACTAAGAACTACAACATCTACAATTACTATTTTCGGAAATGAAACCGGAGGTTCGGTAACAATTCCTATAACTGTAAATGTGGATAGTTTAATTGAAGGTGTATCGATTGGTACTGATACGGGTCCTGGTTCTACGGCAACCGCATAATATAAAATAAACTTGAAAGAATATGTCATTTAAAACATTTGATAGCGACGATATAGTGGAAGGATTTGTATCCAGAGACCTAACATCTAATTTGTGGTCTGGTACAGTAAGTACACTTATGGCCGCATATACATCATCAACTCAAACTGGGTCCGATTCAGGAAACTATCAGTGGTTTGTATACGATGGTCACCCGGACACGGATACAACTGCCGCTGTACAATACAGCGTAGCCTGGGGTCATAGGCTTGGTTCCGGTTCAGCAAAATGGACAGGTGCAACCGATGGTATTACACCATCAAAGGCTGTTTATAGTCAGTTTGCCAATCTATTATTAAATCCCACAGACGGCGTATTTACAGTAGACGGAGCAGATTATAATGATATGGCGTTTATATCAGTCAACCGCGCCAGATTCAAAGAACAAATGAACCCTGGCGGGTGGGAATTAACATTGTCCGCATCGGTAGATACATTACCACCAATTACATTAATAGATGAATCATCTAGGGTAACTGCTGATTCTGTAAATGGGTCAAGCGTATATAATATTGTAAGTGGTTCTATTACTGACGGTGTATACGGCACGGTATCTACAAAATATGGAGTATTTTATCCTGAAATTGGTGTATTGGCAATGCCAACTACGCTATTGTCACAGTCTGGTATTGCTTCTACATTTGAAACAGGAAGTAACGCAAGTGGTGATAATATAAATAAAATATGGACGGCTGTTACAGGTGGTAATTCCTTCACAGGAAGGTCACAGGAAGATGTTTCGTCAACACATTATTTTGTAAGGCTTAGAAATAGTGAACTAAATTATTCTAATAATCCTACGTTCATTACCGGTTCTGGCGGATACTTACGATATTCATTTATGGATGATGACCCCGAGGTATACATTACTACAGTTGGGCTATATAATGACTCAAATGAATTATTAGCGGTAGCTAAATTAAGTAAGCCGTTTCTTAAGAATTTCGAACGTGAAACAACCGTTAGGGTGAAGCTCGATTTCGTTTGGGCTCTATTTGCAGTTGCCAGCGTTACGTTGCAAGGATTACTGCACGGCATGGCCGGCTTGTTTTGATAATTAACAATTGGTGTTTAACTAGACACTGATATATTTATACTAAATAAGGTACACACTTTATGTCTCTAGTTTTCAAAACACTCCTTCCTGAAACTAAGAACATAACTAACCATACGGCCCATAAAAATTGGGTAATTCAAAACGAAGAAACTGGTAGTTATGGGATTGTTTTCTATGAAGGGAAATATATAACAGGGTCTTTTAACACAATTGATACTTCACTGGGCGACACACCCATTGAAGAAACAACATCAAATGGTCAATATAAGCACTTGATTCATAGGTCCATTAATAACCTATATTATCAGTCTCCAAAGGACGTTGATTATCCATATGATAATCCACCCAAAACGTTTTGCTCCCGTGTTGGCCAATACAAAGAATTAAATAGAGACATAACCGTTATGTCTATTCCGTCGGTTATTTTTGGTAATTCCATACAACCGAATACATTTAGTATAACATCCGGTTCAACTGTAATTAAAGATGATGGTAATGGAAATCTATATGATTCAACTTCACCGTCTACTTACCAAAGTATAGATGATTTATCTTTGTATATTGGATTCAACGAGGGGTATTTATATAATAATGATAATCAGGTTAATGTAACACCCGTTGATTATGTATCTAAGTATAAAGTAGTTCCATCTGCGTATAGAATTCAATTCAAAGATGACTCTTTAAGTTCTGAATTAAGTAGAAGCTACGCTTTCTTTGGTGGCACAGGGTCATACGGTCCGGGTACAATTGAAGACCCAACTGATAATCAATTTATAGAAATAGAAAATTCAAAGGACTTTATATTTGATAGAGACTTCGCCGTTTCGTTTATGATTAGAATTCCTATATTCCAACCAACCGAAGAAAGTTATGAAGGTGGATACGAAATAGATACAGACCCGCCCGGCGAAGCCATCGCCGCTGGTTCTCCCTCAGCTACAAGACGAACATTAGTACCACACGAAGAAAATATAATTGTAACTAAGCGTGAATTTGACAACGAACATATTCCGTTTGAAATAGCTATATCCGGTTCTACTAATAGAGATATTATTTTTAGGCGAAAGAGTAGAACCAACGGTGAAATGTTTGAATCAGCGGCATTAAAATTATCGTCTGCAACTTGGTATTCAGTATTATTTCAAAAATCAGGATCCAATTTAACAATAGGATTACAATCAACGGGCGGTGTCTATAGCTCGACAGTAGCTGATCCCGCAGATGGCGTATCGGTAACAACACCAACCAATGTACATATTGGCGGAAGGCCATATGGATATAAAAATAACTATTACGATCCAGGGCTAGCAAAACATGTAGAATATAAAAAGAACAGAAACATAATACGACCGGGTCAATTCGAAATGTCTCAATTTAGATTATGGGATTCTGCTATAGATAGTACGGCTACATCAAGTTTATATGTATCCGAAAGTGCAACAAATATTGTAGGTAATGTGTTTTACGAACATGGTATAGCAACCATCACTCCACCAATTAATTCTATTCCGTCTGGCCATTATCACAGTATAAAGGATTCTGAATTTGAATTATCATTCAAAGGAAGTCATGACATATCAGAGCATATTTATTTATGCCAGGTGCTAGATTCTGAATTCTCAATAACTCAAAATCCTACTACATTAGACCCAGCATCATCTTCATTCGGTATAATTAGTTCATCGTTTGTTGACTCAGAAGAATTTTCACCGTACATCACTACGGTAGGACTATATAATGATTCAAATGAATTATTAGCCATCGGTAAATTGGCTCAGGCAGTAAAAAAGCCAATTGATTACGATATAACATTTATGATACGATTTGATACTTAAATTATGGAACCTAAAAAACAAAACTCTGAAAAACGTGTGCCCAAAGGCAACATTAAATTTTCACTACAGCTATCGGACGAACAAAAAATTGCAAAGGCCAGTGTATTAATCCATCCATTTTCATTCCTTATTGGTAAGGCTGGAAGTGGTAAGACGTTACTTGCCGTTCAAATTGCACTTGATTGTTTCTTCAAACGTACAGTAGATAAAATAATTATTACGCGACCAACGGTATCAACTGAAGATAATGGGTTTCTTCCTGGAACAGAAAAGGAAAAAATGGCGCCGTGGCTTATACCAATTCGTAGTAACATGCGTAAGGTGTATAATAAGCCTGATGTACTTGAGAAAATGGAAGTAAACGAGGACATTGAACTTGTATCACTTGCCCACTTCCGAGGTAGAACGTTCGAAAACGCAATTTGCATAATTGATGAATTTCAAAACTTAAGTAAAGCTCAATTAGCAATGGTATTGGGTAGACTTGGTAAAGGGTCATACATGATATTTACAGGCGACCAGCAACAAGTAGACTTAAGAGACCGTAACTATTCAGCTATAAATGAATTGGCTAAATTGAAAGGTTCGGAATATATTAATATAGTACATCTACTGGATAACCACAGACACGAAGCAATTGATGATGTATTAGAAAGACTAAATGGAATATAATACATGTGGATGTTTAATAGTACGGCATTTACTGATGTTCCGCCCGGAGCCCATGGGTTTGTTTATTTAATTACAAATACTATTACCGATAGAAAATACGTAGGTAGAAAGTATTTTACTCGGAAGTTATCGCGTCCACCGTTAAAAGGGAAAAAAAGAAAACGCGTTACTTGGTCTGAAAGTAATTGGAAAGAATATACATCATCGTCCGATGAACTTAAGGCTGATATTGATTCGATTGGTATTGATAAGTTTTCATTTCAAATACTACATATTGGATTTAGTAAAGGTGAAGTTAATTATTTAGAAGAAAACTACCAGCACAAATTAAATGTACTTACGTCATTACTTTCAAATGGTACGAGGGAATATTATAATTCAAGTATAGGTAGCCGTAAATTTATTGGTGTTAAGCACACTTCACCTGAAAAATCAATTATTTCTGAAAATAGTAAAGAAATGTTTGGATAATCGATTCTTTTTTCTTATATTTGTATATGCTGCAACAAAAACTGGTAAGTTTATTGTCAACGGTAATTGAACCGTCAATACCGAAGGCCGATGAATATATGGTTCATTGTCCGTATTGTTTCCATAGAAAAAAGAAGCTAGCAATTAACCTTGTGAGTCATAAGTGGCATTGTTGGATATGCGCGCAAGCCGGTAACAGATTATCAACGTTGTTTTATAAGTTTGGAGCATCTGATTCGAATCTTAAAGCTCTGATTAAATTAGTACCTAAAACGTCCTATAATATAGACGGTGATAAAAAAGAAAACAATACTACGGTTTCCCTCCCATTGGAATTTATACCCATTACCGCCGGGTCATACAATTCAATGAACTATAGAAATGCAGTTAAATATTTAAAAAAACGTAACATTACTAAGTACGATATACTACGTTATAATATAGGATATTGTGAAACAGGAGCATATTCGAATATGATAATATTCCCATCATATGATTCAAATGGAAAAGTTAATTTTTTTGTAGGAAGGGCATATTATGAATCTGGGTTTAAACATAAACTCCCCAATGTAACTAAGGATATAATAGGAAACGAATTACTTATTAATTGGAATGAACCTATAAACATAGTGGAATCACCTATAGACGCTATATCTACAGGAGACAATACAGTACCGCTATACGGTACAAATATATTATCAGAATTGAAATTAAAAATAGTACAGAATAATGTAAGTAGAATAAACATTATACTTGACGGCGATGCAATAAAACGGTCTATTGCTCATTCTGAATATTTTATGAACAACGGAATATCCGTCCACCTAATTGGCCTTGGGGATAAAGACCCAAACGAAATTGGAAAGAAAGGTATGGCTGACATTATTACGTCATCCACGCCAACGGATTCCTATCAAATTATGACATTAAAAATTGAAAATTAATAAAATACCATACAGTTTTGATACTGTAAATAAGATATTGCATATCGCAGATATTCATATTAGGAACTATCAGCGCCATAAAGAATATAAAAGCATTTTTAAAAAGCTATATTCGATAATAGATAAATTACCTCCTGAATCGATTGTGTATGTCGGTGGTGACATAGTACATAGTAAGACTGATATATCACCGGAATTAATCAGAATTGTATCTGATTTTTTGGATGCGCTGGCATCACGTAGAACTACTATAGTCATCGCTGGTAATCACGATGCCAACCTGAATAATTTATCAAGGTTAGATGCACTGTCGCCAATCATAGAACGTATTGATAATGATAATTTACATTATTTAAAGGATTCGGGCGTTTATAAAATAGGTAATGTTCACTTTACTGTGTTTGGTATATTTGATTCACCATCTTCTTTTATAAAATCAAAAGACTTTGAGGCTGACACAAAGGTAGCTTTATTTCACGGCGCTGTTGACAAATCCGTAACTGATACGGGATATAGAGTGTCCAATAAAGATTTACCAATATCAATGTTTGATGGGTATGATATGTCTATGCTTGGTGACATTCACAAGCGCCAATTTTATAATGATGATAGTACCATATTACAGCCCGGGTCACTTATACAGCAGAATTTTGGTGAATCATATGAAAATCATGGCTGTACAATATGGGACGTTGAAACCCGTACACCCAAATTCACTAATATTAAAAATGAATTTGGATTTTATACATTGGAAATATCCAATGGAAAATTACCCAGTATAAATGATATACCGAAATTTCCACGTATAAGAATTCGTCATTCAAATACAACGCAGGCCCAACTAAAAACAATAGTAAAGGAAATTAGAACTGTATGTAGACCTACCGATGTTATTCCTATTCGTATGGATAAAATATCTACGTTGGGCGCAAGTAAAACATCACAGGTATTATCACGAAATATTAGAGATGTTAATTATCAAAATGAATTACTGTATGAATACATATATACTAATCACAACGTTGATGACTCGGTAATAGATGAAGTTCATAAGATTAATAAAAATCTAAATACTGGATTAAGCGGTATCGAAATAACTAGAAATGTTAATTGGAAAGCAAAGCTATTTGAATTTTCCAACATGTTTAGTTACGGAGGAAATAACAAAATAGACTTTACGAAGGCTAACGGTATTGTAGGGCTATTTGCATCCAATCATTCTGGCAAGTCATCTATACTTGATTCACTATCATTTTGTATATTTGATAAGTGCTCTAGAGGTCGTACTGCTCTTGATATTATGAACAATAGGAAGGCATCATTCCAGTGTAAATTTACATTTGAAATTTCCGGCCAAGACTACTTCATAGAAAGAGAAGCAAAGAAGCAAAAAAATGGATCGGTAAAGGTACTTGTTAATTTCTGGACAATAGAATCCGGTAACATAATATCTTTAAATGGTGAACAACGTAGAGATACTAATAGATCGATTAGATCACTACTTGGAACATACGATGACTTTGTACTAACATCACTTTCAGTGCAAAATAATAGTACCGGATTTATTGATAAATCACAAACAGAAAAGAAAGATCTCCTTGCTCAGTTTTTGGATATATCTATATTCGAGGAATTATATCAACTTGCAAACGATGAGGTGAAGGAAGTTTCGGTTTTACTGAAAACATTTAAGAACGTAGATTATGATGAACAATTAATAGATCAAGAAACCAAACTTTTATCTTTAGCATCTAATAAAATTGATGTATCTGATAAGCTTAAATTAAAAAAAGATGAAATAAAGTCTGTTACGGATACCATAGCTAGTTTAAATAAAGATCTTATTAATCTGTCTTCTAAATTGGACATAGATAGTCTAAATGAAAATAAATCATTAGAAGAGGCAAATCTAATAACATTAGAAGAACATCTATCAGACGAAATTGAAAGTAAGGTTAACATTGAATCTAAGTTAATAGTTATCAATGATAAGCTGAATTTAATTGATATAGATAAAATAAAAACCGAACATAAAGCATGGGAACAACATAACACAGGTCATAATACCGTAATTCAAAAGATCGAACTTTTAAAAGTATCGGTTAAAGCTAAAATAGATAAGTTGAATGCCATAGGTCAATTCGACCCCGATTGTGATTTTTGTAAAAATACACCGTTTGTTCAAAGTGCATTCAAAATCAAAAAGGATTTGGATAATGATAAGGGTATTGTTTCCAATCTACTATCGGACAGAGATATATTAAAGTCTAAATTGGATACATGCGCCAATAGATATTCTGATATAGAAGATTATAATAATTTAATATCAGAATTAAGTAAGTATTCCAATGTACTGATGAATATAAAATCTAATTATTCTGTTATAGAATCTAATATAGTAAAATCAAAAAGCAAAATACAATCAATTGTATCTGATATAACTCTATATGAAACACATAAGAAATCAATCATACATAACCAACGTGTTCAATTAAAGATTGATGAGTGTATACGTAATGTTGATTTATTGGATATAGCATATGATAAGATTAATTCAGAATTACAAGATATAATAAGTGATATGAAAGTATCGACTACAAAGGTAAGCGATATTAATAATCATATAAATCAAGCACACCAATTAGAATTGAAATTAAAAGCGTATGAATATTATCTCGATGCTGTTAAGCGTAATGGTATACCATACACAATAATATCTGATGTATTACCTCACATTGAAAGTGAAGTAAATCAAATATTATCTCAGATAGTTGATTTTAGAATTGAGTTTAATGTTGATGGAAAAAATATATTGACTCATATTGCGTATGGTGATGATAAATGGCCTCTTGAATTAACGTCCGGCATGGAAAAATTTGTTGCGTCATTAGCAATTCGTGTGGCCTTAATTAATATATCTAACTTACCAAGGCCTAACTTTCTTTGCGTTGATGAAGGATTTGGAAATTTGGACTCACAAAACATATCATCATTGGATACGTTATTCGATTGTTTGAAGGTCCAATTTGATTTTATATTCATTATATCTCATATTGATGTAATGCGTGACATGACAGATGACTTAATTGAAATCGATAAGATAAAAGGATTTAGTAAAGTAATATATTGATACTTATATCTGGAAAATACAATGCCAGGACCAGCCTTTACACATCAACCACGAGTAAATATATCCGAGCTAAGGCTTGAGTATTATTCTGCTTCCACCGTGTCGGAAATCACCGAACAAGCAGGTGGTAATGTAGCTTATAGAGTCATAGGCGGCCAACCCATAATAGAATCATCCGACTCGGTTTTCGGCCGAAATTATGTAGGCGGTAGAATTACTGTTGCTTCACCACAAGAAATGCGTCCCAACACCGGATCATCTACTATTAGTGATGGATTTGATACAAAATATGAAGCTACTATTGTTTCTATTTTGAATGATAGGTTGGCCATAGTATCACCTCCGTATACATTTAAAGTTGAATATAATAGTAATGGTCAGGTTCCGTCTTTAAAATATGACTTCTTTCCATCGGAATTTAGTGGAAGTTCATACGAAATAACGTATAGGTCAATCATAGAATCACCGAACACCGGTTCTTTCAATTTTCAATCATATGTAAATATTGAAATTGCTGATATGATTCCTGTAATTGGAAATGTATCTTATATACGAACTTCGATGAGAACCACTGGCCTTCGGAATTTCGATGTTATATCTGAAGATGAAGTAACAACCCAAGAATTATTTGTTAATTTAACATCAAGTAATAATCAGTTTGTAAATGTAGGGCAGATGATTTCCGCAAACAATGCAAATTATTATTGGACTTCTAGTGTAATGGGCGGACTATCGAATGTGAGTAATGGTATCGATAATTCTATTATATTGAATTCTTACAAAATTGGTATGGCCGTTCCTACGCTTACAACGCCTGCCAGAAATGACGTATTTACTAAATTAACGTCAACTAATCCCATAGCCATTTATAAAGATAATGAATACATTATTTCTTTTAAATTAGCCGCTAATGCTGCTAATGACTGGGACGGCACTATTATTAAATCGCCTAAGCTTGACTTCTGGTTATCCGGCTCGGCAATTAGAGATACAAACCGTACATACGGTAGAATAATAGATGAATATAACCCAGCTACATTTGGGACAGCATCAATCAATGGTAACAATATTATATTTACAAACCAATTTGAATATAATACAGTAGATAATCCAGCGATTATCCCATATCCATTAAATCAAAGTCAATCATCATATATTACTAATAACGCCGTCAATGGTACGGATGTAAAGAACATTCTTGCGTATAGGTTTAAGGCTGATAAAGATGGAAATGTAACCCCTGTATTTAGATTAAACACTGGTACGTGGTATATTTCCGATGTTTCAATAAAACCGTATACATTAGATGGTAGAACCCCAACCCATTTTAAATCATTAATTAGAATTCCGTCATATCAACAAAACGATAGAATAGATTTTAAATTGGAATTTTTAGGTAACACAAAAGAACCATCAAATGTATCTTTTCTTACTTCTAGTTTATTCTTTACTGGGTCGAACGTTTATATGAACGGACCGGATAACTTTTTAGCAGGTAATATGTACCTTGGAAATATAGATTCATTTATGAACGGAGCAGCAGCTGGTACAAATCAATTAATGTTCCAAATATCAGGGTCTAACACATATTACGCTCAATACGGTGACGGAGAAATTAGTTCCGCCGCCACCGCATCATTCAGTGATATTACGGTAGGTGCCAGCTTACCACCAACTCCGCCACCAACACTATAATAAATGCCAATTAGATTTACAGACGATAAAATGTTTTTCATACCGAGCGGTAGTAATGGAAGTACTACGTATGAAACCGAATCAGGTAAGCCAGGTGTACCCCAGACCTCAAGCGCGGTCATGATGTTATATGGTTCCGAACCAGATAGTGTTTCATTTTATACAATAAGTGGAAGTAATAGAGAAATGGCACCGATGCTAGTTATGAGTTCATCCGGTCATATTGGTATAGGAACGGTTCCCAGCGATACATATCCTCTTACGATGTACGCGGGTGGCACATTTGATATTCTATTTACTGATGATAGGGAAAATCCTGATGGCGGCCAAAACGGCGTACGATTATCATTTAATAATAACGGTCTTCAAGTAACAAACGCAAGTAGCTCTGCCGATTCATTCGTATCAGCATCAGCGTTTCTTGCATCGGACCCGTTGTCAACTTCCGCATTTAAGGGCAATGTCCAGCTCAGGGCAAATACTAAATTGGGTAATGATATATCTGATATTCACCAAATCAGCGGGTCAGTAAGTATAACTGGATCACTTGATATTAATGGTATATCATCAAAAGAAATTCCGATTGGTATTTGGGACATGGACGCGACGCAAAGTGTAACAATCCCACATGGTCTGGGTAATGCAGTGACAAGTATCCGTACAGCAAATGCGTCCATAATTAATGATGTACAAACAATTGGGTATTGTCTCCCATATCTGAATACATCTAATGGTAATATTGAAGCTTCTGTAGTGTCATATGATGCTACAAATGTAACTATTTTCCGGAAAGCATCTGGAACGTTTGATAGTACCGATTTTGACGCAACCGGGTCGAATAGGGGAACTATCTTACTAGAATATGTTATTTAATTTTTTTGATATTTATATACAAAGTTAAACGGGAGTATTGATAAGTGATTGTAACTGACATAAATGTATTGAATAACTTCTTATTTGAAGGCGTTAATGACAAAGGTGTATTAAAGGCTGTTTTTATGGCTGGAGGTCCAGGATCAGGAAAGTCATTTGCTGCTGATAAAATATTCGGTGTTGATACGATTATGTCTGGTACAAGTACCCTCGGATTGAAAGTAATAAATTCGGACATACAGTTCGAACGATTACTTAAAAAGGTACACATTGATCCAACCAAATTAGGACAAATGACAGATAAATTATTTCAGTACTATACAACACGACCTGAATCACCCCGCATCAAAGCAAAGGAAACCGTCACTAAATTAAAAAAGATTTATGAACTTGGTAGATTGGGCATGGTATTGGATGGTACGGGTAAGGATTATAATAAAATAGCTAACGAACAAAGTCGCTTGGAATCAATTGGGTATGATACTGCTATGGTTTTTGTAAATACAGATTTAAAGACAGCACTACAAAGAAACCGACAGCGCGAACGCGTAATCAAAGATGACCTGGTCGCCGCTTATTGGAAAAAAACGCAAGCTAATATTGGAAAGTTCCAAACTTTATTTGGTAAATATATGTACATAGTTGATAACACCGAAATAGGTGATTTTAATAAAATACATAAAAGAAAGATATCATTGACTACTAAATTTGTTAATAAACCAATTGATAATAATATAGGTAGACAATGGATTGAAAATGAATTAAAATTGAAGAGCCTAAATATAAAATGAATTACGGTGAATGGATAGCACATAATATTTTATCTGAAGCGGATAGAAAATCAAATGGTATAAAGACTATAGTTGCTATATACCCAGGCCGATTTCAACCCGCTGGTAAACATCACGTTAAAACATTCAAGTGGGTAGAAACCCTTTTTGATGAAGCATGGGTAGTAACCAGCGACAAAGTACAGTTGCCGAAGTCGCCGATGAATTTTAACGAAAAAAAGAAAATATTTAATAAGCACGGTATTCGTAAAATTATACAAGTAAAAAATCCATATCAAGCTACAGAGCTATTAAGTAAATACGACCCAGAAACAACTGCTGCTGTATTTATAGTTGGAAAAAAAGATCAGGAACGGCTTGGCAGTAAGTTTTTCTCCCCGTGGAAGGGAGTAGCATCGGTAGGATATAGAAAAGGCGCGTATACATTAATTGCTCCGCATATATCTCTTAACGTTGCTGGTTATGGTGAAATGTCGGGTACTACAATTCGCCAAGCTTTGGCTCAAGACCCGAATACACCCGAAGCTAAAAAAACATTTAAAAGTATTATGGGATGGCACGACCATTCTATCCATAAAATGATATCAAGTAGATTACGTGTAAATGAATTATTAGAAAAATTTATAAATAATAGTGATTTCTCGGATAGTATAACCGAAGCAAGTTTATCAAGTTTATCATCATTGGGTGATGTGGATGATGGCCCGCAGATGTGGTATCGTACAACCAATTCATATAAATCGGCAACAAATCATGTAGCAGAAAAGCTCGGAATGAAAGTAATAAATTACATAACCGGAGATTCTGATATGTCACTTAATAACTTATCATCTAGATTTTCACATATAACTAGATCACCATCATTTTTCCCCGCAGGTGTAGCTGGAAAGACAACTACAATTAACCAGGACGACTTTGAATCTGTAGAAGCATTTGCAGAATGGGCAAAATATATAAAAAATATTGCGTCATCAGTGGGAATGCAATTTTTGGATTACCTTGGCGCTGAAATGTCAACTGATTATTCGGAGCCAAACACTCAGACCGATGACTTGGTATCTGAGGGGCTCCTTGTCGAGTTTCCCAATGATGATGAGGGAAAAGTACAGTGTATGGTGTGTGGGTGTATGATGAAACAAATTCAATACAGACATTTAAAATATAGCCATAATGATATGACTATGGTGGAATATAAAGATAAATACCCAAATGCACCACTTATAGCAGACTCCGTTAAAAACACAGGTAATAAAAATCCGATGGCTAATTCCACTGTTAGGGAAACACATAAAAAAAGTGTAACCACAGATGAATACCGAAAAAAACAAAGAATTGGTTCTACTGGCAGAATCGCAAGCGATGAAGCTAAGAAAAAAATGTCTGAAAATAATTCGATGCATTCTTCTGAAAACAAAAAAAAGGTATCGGATGGTGTTCGGAAATCATATGAGAAAGAACCATCGTTGAGAGAAAAGAGTTCGATAACTGGTAAGAAATATGGATTTGGTAATAGTAAGACACAAGATAAAATAGCTAAAGCTCGAAATTGGACTTTATTGGAAGATAAGCCAGCATTTGAACGTTACCAAGAAAAAGTTAGACGTTTATCTAATGAAAACTATCAAACATATTTCAATGAAATACCGAATGCTAAAAAGCGGAGTAGAGATTTTCATTTAGACCATAAGTTATCAATACATGATGGCTTTAATAAAAATATTCCAGTTGAAATTATCTCTCATTATACAAACTTTGAAATGATGTGTGGTAGGTTGAATGAAAGTAAAGGGGGTAATTCAACAATATCATTAAGAGAATTGATTGTTGATATAGAATCATCCAATCATCCAATGGGATCTCGTAATATCAAGCAATTACTCACTTGTGGCGGAGCATACGGACACATGTCGCACCCATTTGATGATAAAGAGTTAACCTTCGGTGATATGAAGCATATTATAACTACATCATTACAAGGTAATTTAAGTATGAATACAATGCCCACTGAAAAATGTATATATCCAGACGCGATATTACAGTTGAAAAACAACGGCCGAATGAAGATTTCTGATTTTGTTGACAGTGGTATAACAGATGATGTATTATCATATGACTCGGATACAGATTCTATTGAGTATAGACCTGTAACTAATAAATTTAATAACGGTGATTCTGATGAATGGCTTGAAATTGTACTTGATGATGATAGTATTATACAAGTAACACCTAACCATAAAATATATATAAAGAATAGAGGATTTGTTCGAGCAGATGAATTAATACTTGGAGATGATTTAACTGTTATTTGATACCATCCGTTTTTCGGAAATTAGATATTTATATATAATATGAATAAACTTTGGAAATGTACATATTGTTCTGCAAAAATAGGTGTGATTAATAAACAACAAATATCAAATCATTATAAGAGCTGTAATCAATATAAATTATACAAAAATAGAATCTTAACTAAAGAATTTCTGTATAATGAATATGTTAATGTTGGTAAGGCTGCTAATCAAATTTCACAAGAAATCGGAATTGGGGTAAACCCAATTATTAAAGCACTATGTAAATTTGAAATCCCAACTAGATCGGTTAAAGAATCTAATAATATGAAATTATATAGAGATCGAATAAACTCTACTAATTTAGAAAAGTATGGGGCAGTAAATCCATTAAGTAAAAATACTATACCATACCATACGAAAAACAAAACAGTATTAACTAAATATGGTGTTGATAATGTTAGAAAGGCTCCTGTGATTATTGATAAAATAAAGAAAAAACTTCGAGTTTGGCGTGACGAAAACGGCCATTCTACGTTAGGACATAAACATTCAACAGTTACCAAACTGAAAATGAGAGAAAGTAATATAAAATATCGTAATACATTGGATAAATGTAAACAATATTGTTATAACAAAAATTCAATTTCGATTCTTGAAGCCAAAGCTAAAGAACTCGGAATAACTGATATACAACACGCTGAAAATGGCGGCGAATTTCAAATTTGTGGCTATTTTGTGGATGGGTATAGTAAAGAAACTAATACAGTTTTTGAGTATGATGAAAAATATCATTTCAGAAACGGTAAATTAAAAGATAAAAATATTCAACGTCAATATATTATAATGAATGAATTGAATTGTAAATTTATACGGATTAATTATGAAAATAAAATCTATCACGAAAGTAAATAAGCTACAAACTAGATATGATATTCAAGTTGAAGGCCGCAAGTGTTATTATGCTAATGGTATTTTAGTGCATAATACTGATGGTCAAAATTTATTTATTACTTGGGCTAATGGTAAGTTAATGGCAGCAAGAAATACCGGTGACTTAAAACGTGGTGGTATGGACTATAAAGCAATTGCTGCAAAATTCGCAGGACGTGGTAATATAGAAAAAGCTTTTACTCTTGCTATGAAAGATTTATCTTCGGCCATATCATCCATAAATGATAAGCAACGACAGAAAATATTTGATAACGGTGGTAATTGGGTAAACATGGAAATCATTTATCCACCATCTGAAAATGTTATTTCATATGATGCACCATATCTTCAATTCCACAATGTATTACAGTATTCTGGTAGCCAAGCTAATGGCGAAGTAAAGGATGGCGCTCGTATGTTGGCCGGTATGATTAAGCAGGTAAATAAGAATTTACAAAAAAACTTTGCTATCATTGGTCCCAATGTACTGAAGCTTCTTAAAAATAAAGACTTCGCCGAAAAGAGTTCGTATTATATTTCTAAAGTAGATACTCTCAGAAAGAAATTTAAATTGTTAGATACGTCAACCCTCGCTGAATATCATCAAGCTTGGTGGGAAGCTTTCATAGAATCTAAATTTGGTGCTCTTGACAATAATATTAAAGTAGGATTGGTAAATCGCTGGGCCTTCTTTGACAAAAGTTTTAGGTTAAATCGCCAAAATATACCTGATGAAGCCGTTCTTGCGAAAGCAATTGAATTTGATAAAGGGTCACATTCAGATCAAGTAAAGAAAAATATGTTTCCATTTGAAGTATTGTTTTTTGAACTCGGCGTAGACGTACTTAAAAACGTAGAGAGTTTCCTCGCTGTTAATCCAGATAAGGCTGTACAGAATATACGCAATCAAGTTGCCAAAGCAATTACAGATGTTCGAAAGGGTGGTGATTTAAAGAAACTTAAAAGAATAGATACGCAATTGGCTAGAATCAAAGCAATTGGTGGATTTGATACTATTATTCCATCCGAAGGATTGGTATTTGTATCCAATGGTAAGACTTATAAATTAACCGGCAGCTTCGGCCCCGTGAATCAAATAGCAGGATTAATGAATTTTGATTAAATTAATAGACATATTAAACGAAATTCCAAAGAACAAATGGATGCAAGTGGATTCCGACAAATATTCGGATGATTTAATATCAGTTGTGCAAACAGCTTATAGTAAAACTCCAAAGGTATCTTTTATTAACACCAAGCGTGATTTGGCTGAACCGGACTGGCATTCAATTGACATTGATAATGATCCTGATATAGATGCAACTATATTTTACCGTAATCATAGATCAGGTGAACCGTGGAAAGGAAGTAAAATACAAGGTATCGGCCATGATGGATCTCGTAAGGCAATTGATAAAGTATTAGTTGAACTTAAAAAGTTATTAACTAAGCCTGGTTATTGGGTAGAAGCCTCAGATGCCTTAGAACATGTATTATATAAATCAAGTGTTTCGTATATAGAAGACGAATCATTTCTACAAAAATTATTTCCGAAATCAGATCTAAAGCTAACCGGTGATAGAAGAAAATATATTCGTATATTAACCGGTGGTAAAAAAATAAAAGAAACCGTATTCGGTAAACCAAAAGTTTAAAATTATGGCAATTAAAGGAGTTCCATCCCACAAAGCAGAACGTATGAGAAATATCGTTATGGGGAAATATACAACCAAAACTAAAATCCAAACGGGGTATAATGCCATTAGGCAGAACACACCAAGAATTGAAGGTGATGTATGGGACGAGGCAGGAAAGCAGTGGACTATTAAAAATGGTATAAAGAAAACAGTTACTAAATTAAGTAAAGCCAGAAGTATTATTCAAAGACCAGTATCATGTCCTAAGTGTACCGGCTCCATGAATGATCAGATTTCTAAGTATTATTGGAATGTACTACAGATGTGTGGTAGTTGTGTATCCAAATTTCATACTAAACTTAAGATTGACGGCAAGTGGGATGAATATGTAAATCAAACTAGAAAAGATAACCTTGATTTTTGGTTATCAGAAATTAAAGATGAGTATTCCGAATGGTTGGATACGTCAGCAAAGTCATATATTTCCGAAGCAGGGCACGTTGAAAAATGGGCCAACAAGCAGTCAAATTTAACGGACTTTGAAGATAAACTAAAAAACATGGAAACTGAATAATGCCTACACAAAAAGAAATGATTCAATCGTTATATGACGATATAAATAATAGAAAAGAAAATGGAGAATGGGAAGCAAATGACTTCCCAACCATTCAACGCTCGTTATCCTCTCTTTCATCTGATGTAAAGCGGATAGAAACGCGATTACTAAATCCTGATGATGGTATAATTGTAAAGGTGAATGAAAATACATCGAACATAGAAACGACCGTACAAAAGCTTAAAGCCGTTGATACACTGACAAGTAAAATGGGCCATGTAACGGAATGGAAAGGTAGTGTTCAAAAAGCACTATGGGTAGCTTATGCAGCTATAGTAGGTATGATTATTAAAATAGCAAACGATTTGTTTTAATAATGAATGCACTTGGATGGATATTTGTAATGGTTATAATAAGTGTAATCATTGAATTATTCATTCAAACGAAACAATAATAAATAGGAGATATGATATGTTAGGAGGACTTTTAACCTCAGCTGGTTCAGAATTAATTGAAAAGGTTGGTGGTATTATAGACGATGTAGTTACTACTAAAGAAGAAAAACTACAAGTCAAATCAGAATTTAAGAAGATGGTATTGAATGCGGAGGCACAAGCTGCCAACAACGTAACTGCTCGTTGGGAAGCCGATATGACATCCGATAACAAACTATCAAAAAACATACGGCCCGTTGCATTGATTTTCTTAACGGTTGTATTTGTATTCATTACGTTTTTTGACGGCAATGTAGGTCAATTTACGTTGGATGATGCTTATAAGCCAATATATCAAACGTTATTGTTAACAGTCTACGGTGCATATTTTGCAGGTAGAACCTATGAAAAATCACACGCTGTGAATAATAACGTGTCTGTGTATGATAAAATAGATATGGAAATGGAACTAACAGACGAAGATTTTAATAAAAAGCCAACACGTAGACGTAGACGTAGAGCAGCCAGAGCAGCTGAAGCAGCTGAATAAATAGAAATATGAGCAATCCTAATTTAAAACAGCTTATAGCATCGGAGTACAAAAAGTGTGCAGCTGATCCAATATACTTTATGCGTAAGTATTGTCATATTCAGCACCCAACACAGGGCAAAATGCTGTTTAATCTTTATCCATTTCAAGAAAAAGCATTAGATGATATTCAATCTCATAGATATGAAATTATATTAAAGTCTAGGCAGCTTGGTATATCTACGCTTGTTGCTGGATACGCATTACACCAAATGACATTCAAAGAAGACTTTAACGTACTTGTAATTGCTACATCAAGGGATGTAGCAAAAAACATGGTTACTAAAGTTCGTGTCATGTATGACTATTTACCATCTTGGTTAAAAGAACAAACGGATACAGATAATAAATTGTCGCTTAGATTCAAAAACGGGTCTCAAATAAAAGCCATTTCATCGACTCCGCAATCAGGAAGATCGGAAGCGCTTTCGCTTCTTATTTTTGATGAAGCAGCGTTCATTGATTATATCGATGATATTTGGATTGCAGCGCAACAAACATTGGCTACTGGTGGTAGGTGTATTGCATTATCAACACCAAACGGTACTGGTAATTGGTTTCATAAGCAATGGAAGTTCTCAGAAGAGGGTTCAACCAAAGCCCAGTTTAATTCACTTAGACTCCATTGGTCAGTACACCCAGATAGAGACCAATCTTGGAGAGACGAACAAGACGAATTATTAGGTGAAAGAGCGGCAGCTCAAGAATGCGATTGTTTGTGGGGCGAAAGCCGAATTAAAGTACGTGATTCTAAAACCAAAGAAGAATTTTATATTACATTATCGGAACTTTATAATACAAATATGATATTTAAACAGAACTTACAGTATGAAATATCAACGCCAAGTGGATATCAGCCATTTACTGGTATCCGTAAATTAGAAAAAGCTTCTCATTACGTTATATCATTATCCAATAATATCGTTTTAAAATGTTCTACTACGCATCCATTTATGTATAATGGCGCGGAAATATTAGCAAATAAATTGGAAGTAGGATCTCTAATTGATTCCGATGTACCGGATACACAATATGTAACCGTAGTAAACATACAATTGATACATAAATCCATTGAATTATATGATATAGTTGAAGTAGATAATGGTAATATCTTTAATGTGGATGGTGTGGTTTCTCATAATTGTGATTTTATTTCATCTGGTAACACACTTATACGTGGTGAATTAATAAAGTGGTATGAAGATAACCAAGTTTCCGAACCAAAAGAAAAAAGAGGTCCTGGCGGTGAATTGTGGGTATGGAAAGACCCCGATTACTCACGCGATTATATGTTGGTAGCTGACGTTGCAAGGGGTGACGCATCAGATTATTCTGCGTTTCACGTAGTAGATGTTGAAGCGTGTGAGCAGGTAGCTGAATATAAGGGGCTAATTGGAACAAAAGAATTCGGTAATATGATGGTCAACGTGGCCACCGAATACAATAATGCGCTTTTGGTTATTGAAAATGCAAATATTGGTTGGGCAGCGATACAACCTGCAATCGACAGAGAATATAATAATTTATATTACACGTACAGACACGAAGGAGTTACGGACGCCGCGGTACAATTGGAAAAAGGATATGATATAAAAGATAAGGCGCAAATGACGCCAGGATTTACAACGTCCGGCAAAACCCGCCCGCTTTTGATATCAAAACTTGATATGTATAGTAGAGAAAAATCATGTATTATCAAATCTCAACGATTAGTTGATGAATGGTACATGTTTATTTGGAAAGGATCAAGATGTGAAGCTCAACGTGGGTATAATGATGACCTAACAATGGCATGGTCAATAGGATTATATATCAGAGACTATGCACTTAAACTTCGTAATGACGGCATAGAACTCAATAAAAATTCACTTAGATTATTTCAGAAAGTAGGTGGCCCATCGGGCGTTTACACCGGCAACAATGCAAATGCTCATAATTCATTGAATATGAATGTGAACGGAAACGAAGAAAGCTTGAAGTGGCTATTATAAAATAAAAATAAAAACATGGTAGATAAAACTTTTTTTGGTAGGCTCGAAACAATGTTTTCAACATCAACTCTGGTGGTGAAAGGAAAAGAGGGTCTCCAGGTAGTTGATATTAATAAAGTCCAGGCTACCGATAAGCTAGCCACCAATAGATTAGTTGACAGATATAATCGATTACATCAAAGTTCGCAGGCTCTTGGATATAATCAAAAATCTAATTATCATACACAACGATTAATTTTGTTTAGTGACTATGAAACTATGGATCAAGATCCTATCATATCATCGGCTCTTGACATATATTCAGAAGAATCTACACTTAGAGATGAATTTGGTGATATTCTAACTATAAAAAGTTCGAATAGTAAAATAGAAGAAACGTTAAATAATCTATTTTATAATATAATGAATATTGAATTCAATCTATATCCCTGGTGTAGAAACATGTGTAAGTATGGTGATTTTTATTTGAAATTAGAAATAGTAGAAGAACTTGGTATTATTAATGTAATTCCAATTTCAACATATGAAATGCTTAGGGAAGAAGACTTAGATCCAAATAACCCTGAATATGTTAGGTTTACACAAGACCCAACTATTGGCGGCCAAGCCGGCGGCGGTATGGGTAGGTCACTTGTACAGTCACAACGTAGATTTGAAAACTATGAAGTAGCACATTTTAGATTACTATCAGACGCCAATTTTTTACCATATGGTAAATCTATGGTAGAACCGGCCAGAAAAATATGGAAGCAGCTCACATTGATGGAAGATTCAATGATGATTCATAGAATTATGAGAGCTCCCGAAAAGCGAATATTTAAAATTGACATTGGTAATATCCCTCCTAATGAAGTGGATACCCACATGCAAAATATTATTAATCAAACAAAGAAAGCCCCATACATAGATAAAAATACAGGCCAATACGACCTTAAGTTTAATTTATCAAATATGATGGAAGACTATTATCTTCCAGTACGTGGCGGTCAAACAGGTACCGAAATAGATACTCTTCCTGGAATGGAATGGAGTGGTATTGATGACATAAATTATCTAAAAGAAAAAATGTTTGCGGCTCTTAAAATACCAAAGGCATTTATTGGATATGAGGAAGGTGTTGACGGTAAAGCAACTTTAGCTGCAATGGATGTTCGATTTGCAAGAACCATCGAGCGTATTCAACGAATTATGGTAAGTGAATTAACCAAAGTTGCTATAGTACATTTGTATTCTCAGGGATACAAAGATGCTGATTTGGTTGACTTTGAATTGAATTTGACAAACTCATCTACAATTCACGAACAAGAAATGATTGAATTGTGGTCACAAAAAACTGATTTGGCACAATCGCTCCGTGATAATAAACTATTGTCTGAAAAATGGATATATGAAAATATATGGAAATTATCAGATGATGATATTACCAAAGAAAAGGCCAATGTAGTTGAAGATACAAAACGTAAGTTTATACTAACTTCAATTGAAAATGAAGGCATGGATCCTTCTAAAGATGACACATCAGCCACACCGGTCCCAACCGATACACCTAATGATGATACTGATTTCGGTGGTAGACCAAAAGAAGGCCCTAAGTTTGGCACTCAAGATTCTGCGCGTGGCAGAGACCCAGTGGGTGATGAAACACGGGCAAGGGATGCAAAAAACAAAGACCGCTCTATAAGTGAAGCTGAAAAACGATATATAGCAAAATCATTGTTTAATAAAAAATCAGATGACAAGAAAATAGGTGGAATGTTAAACGAAGACAATATACTGGAAAAAGTATAACACTATATTTATATCAGAGTATACTTACATAAGGTAGACCTTCATGAATACAAAGCATAAAAAATACAAAAATACTGGTATTTTATTTGAGTTATTGGTAAGACAAATTACCAATGACACACTTGATAACGTAGATAATTCTCCGGCCATACGTATAGTTAGAGAATTCTTTAAATCTGATAATATACTCAGAAAAGAACTCTTATTGTACCAAGCACTACAGAAAGCTACTTTCAATACAGAAGAAAAAGCCAATCGGTTTATCGATGCGGTATTGGAACAATATGGTAAATTAAACAAAAGTACGTTACGACGCCAAAAATACAATTTAATTAAAGAAATACGAAATAGCTTTGATGAAATTGTATTTTTTAAAACCAAAATACCTAATTACAAAGTAAATGCATCTACATACCGTCTGTTCGAAAATACGTTTTCATCGCCTGTGGATAAAATAAACGTTCGATATTCGTTAGTAGAAACCATAACAGGTACCCAACCTGCAAGTGATAATGTACAAGATGCTGTAATAGAAGAATATAATAAGCAGGATAAAGACCTACGGGCCCTAACATACAAAATACTTGTAAGTAAGTTTAATGATAAGTATGGTGATTTAGATGAAAATCAAAAGTCGATTTTAAGAGAATACATTAATAATGTAACCAATACTACTAAGCTTAAAACATATATTAATAGCTGCGTCAATGACGTAAATAAAAAGCTAAATTATTATATAAATAAAGTTGACGATAATATATTAAAAATAAAATTATCTGAAGTCAAAAACCAATTTAACAATATTAAAGACGATGACGTTGTTAGGGATAAGCACATCTTATCTGTAATGTGTTCGTATGAATTACTAAGGGAACTGAATAATGAAATTAAGTGAAACATTAGACGCTAAATTTAAATTGTTGTTAGAAGCAGACGATATTGATGACGTTGAAGATATTGAAGATGAAGATTCAGTAGAAGAAATCAGTACAACCGCTGGCGCTGGAGCATATAATACTCCAAAGGCCTTTGGTAAGGCTAAGAAAAAAGATATAGAATCTGCCGGATATAAGCAGGTGAAAAAACTAAAAGAAAAAACCGCTCTTAGAAAAGATGATGAAACATCACCAATGACAATGTACAAAAGAATGATGGCCGAACTATATGATATTGATTCTAAATCAATTATTAAAGAATACGCTGGCGTATTCAGCGTTGATGATTTAGTTTATAACAAAAGAACTAAGACAATTGGTATTGTAAGACTTGCAGATGATAAATCAGGTGAAGTAAAAACCGATGCAGACGGTAATGTAAATGTAGATGAATTGGAAAAATTTAATCCAATTAAATTTAACCACCAATCAAAAGCTAAAGCAGCGCCATCTACTAAAAAAGAAATAATTAAGAGGGGATTGTTTAATCCATTCAAAAGTGAATCAGTAGTTAATGAAGCCAGATACAAAGATTATAAATCTGATGAATCAACATCATCAAAGCAAAAAGTTAATATTGCAATCAAAGAAATAAATCTAAAATTATTTGAAATAGAACATACCATTAACCAGAATCTAAAGTTAAAAAAGGAAGATGGTGTGGGTAAAGATGGATATTGGAAGCCAACTAGATCTAACTTGAAAAAGATATCTGAAAAGATGTATAGAATAAGTGAAAAACTAAGAAAATTCTAATATGAAGTCAAAGAAAACTCATATTGTAGAAGAACTGACAAGTAAGGATATAAAAAGAATCCAAGCTATAATACGAAAGGAAGTAGCGGAAGTTTTTTTTGATTTATATGTAAAACGATCTGTATGGAAAACACCATGAAAACTTTATTAATTGATTATACTACCTTTGAAATATCTCCCGCAATGGTGTTGGAGTCAGAGCAAAAAAATAATGGTAAGGTTATAGTAACTGGCGTAATCCAACGTGCTGAAGCTCCTAACCAAAACGGTAGGGTATATCCTAAGCGAATATTAGAGCGTGAAGTTATCAAATATATTGGTAGAGAAATAAAAGAAAATCGTGCACTCGGTGAACTTGACCATCCGGAATCATCGGTAGTTAATCTAAAAAACGTATCCCATATATTTAGAAATATATGGTGGGAAGGTAATGATGTTATAGGTAAAGTTGAAGTACTGTCAACTCCATCCGGAAATATTTTAAGAGAACTATTGAAAAGTCAAGTAGCACTTGGTATTAGTTCCAGAGGAATGGGTTCGGTTGAAGCTACTGGCCGACAAGATACGGTAACTGTTAAAGATGATTTTGACCTTGTGTGTTGGGATTTCGTAAGTAATCCATCTACTCATGGTGCATTTATGGCACCAAATGGTATATCTGAATCTGTAGTATCTTCCGCAACTGATCGATATTTAAAAATAAATACATTGGTGTCAGACATATTATGTGAATTAACTTGCCAATGTTCAATACCAACGAGTACTAAATAATGAAACCTAATAGTAGATTTGTGAAACACATAGCTGATATGACTGCAACTAGAGTTACAGCTGTTAATAAATTTATAGTTGATAATAATCTGGATGCTGAAGCACTATTTAGCTATATAGTAAACGGACCTCACAAAAAGGGAAGAGCTATGGCCAAAATGGATTTTTCATCGGCGTTGTCTGGTAAACCAGGAAATGAATATGAGCGTGAATTTATATCTAAGTTTAAGTTAAAAGAATCTATTAATAAAAAATCCAATTTATCAGAAATAGATATAGGTGATAAATTTAAGCATAAGCATTTGGATGGCTATTCTGCTGAAATTTTAGATTTTACCAATAAAGGGTATAAGGTTAAGCAAACAGAACCAAGAGGTAAAAAGCTAATAACTAAAACTACATTTTTTCCAAAAGTAGATTTTGATGTAAATAAAGGTGTATGGACGCCAATTAAGGAATCAAATAATATTTTGTTGGCCAATTTAATCGAAGCCACTCCCACATCAGATACTAAGAAGTTTTTAAAGGGAATGCAAAAAATCAAACTAGAAAAGTCATTTTCAAAAATGTATATGCCTGGTAATGATTATATTTGGTGGGATAGAGCATCCCAAAAGCTTTATTTTGTAGATTACGAAGGTGATTACATGGAACTTAGAAATAAACATACGAAGATAGAACTAATGAAACATTTAAAAGATAAGAACATAACCGTTGAATCTATGGATAAATTATTACCAACTCTTAAGGATATACTTAATGAAGCATCCCAAGTATCTCTTAATGAATTACCAGCAAAAGCACAAACAAAAGCTAAAAAAATAGTAAAGCTATTTTACAACAATAAAGATTTTGATTTATTTGATGGTATTCACGGACATATTGTAGTCATCGATACCGGTATAAGAGGTGGCCGCCTGGCATCCAGCGATTTAAAATCATTACTTAGTATTGGTATACGTTGGGTTGACGGCAAAGAAGATAGTATATCAGTCGGATTTTAAAATAATAAAATACAAAAAGTATAAAAATATGAAATACAAAAGTTATAACACATATGGTAATTCCAACTCAGTTGGTGTACCAACCGGCGGATTAGATACCGCATTAAAAATATGGAAGCGCAATTCAAAAGAAAGCGACATATTTACAAAATTAAAAAAGAAGTCATACTATGAAAAGAAATCTGCATCTAAAAGGGAACGAAACAATAGAGCAGTATTCTATCAGAAATGTGACGCTGACCGCATTAAATTAGACAGAAAAAAGTCTACTTGCTGGTCTGATTCGTATATTGTATTACTTGCCAATGATTAAGGGTTTGTAGAAATACTGTATACTTATATGTACACTGCGTAAAATATATTATTTTTTTATATAATATCAATCGCAGTTTTTATCCCATTGTAGCTCTCAATAGCTATATTTCCAAATTAAATTAAGGAGAATTTAAAATGTCAAAAGACCTTTTAAAAGAAGCAATTGCTGACGCTAAAGCTGTTAGAGAAACTGCAATCGCAAACGCAAAAT